ACTGCGACAGCATTTCGGCGATGTGCACTTGCTTGCCCTGAACCGTGCGGCTCGCAAGGTCCAACATGGTTGGCCACTGCCCTGTAGCGATGGTAGCCTCCTGTATCTAGCCCAGATTTCCTATGAAATCGTGGGGTAATTGATTGACGTTATGGACAATGGCCGATAGAACTGCATCACCTAGCTTGGGAGAGTAAGGTGATGCAGGGCTATCAGGAGGCGGCGTCCGCCGAACAAGTCCGACGCGCGCTCGACTACGACAAAACCACCGGCTTACTAAGGTGGCGAACTCGGGACGGCGTTCCGAAAGAGTGGAACACCCGTCACGCCGGCAAGGTGGCCGGGTCTCGCCAACTTATGAACGGTAGATGGTACATTCAGGTCCGGCTGGACGGCGTCTTATATCAAGCCCATCGAGTGATCTGGCTCCACGTCACTGGAGTATGGCCACTTTTGGAGATCGACCATGAAGATGGAGACGGAACCCACAACTGGTGGACGAATTTGCGCGAAAGCACGCGCGTTGAGAACTCGTTCAACCGAACCGCTCAGAAAAACAGCCGGTCAGGCATCAAGGGCATCAGCCGCCATGGCAACCGCTGGCGCGCCAGGATCACCGCGAACGGCATGACTGCAACAGAGACCTTTATCGAACTCGAAGATGCCAAGGAGTGGCACCGAAAGATGGAGGTCATGCTCCACGGCGACTTCGCCCCTAAGCCCTCCTAGGCCCTCCCCGCCGCCCTGCGGCTCGTCGGGTGGTCGTACAGCATCGTCCCCCTCGGCTGCTTGCCGTTGCCGCCCCGATCCGGGACCGGGCGGGCTGGGATCGGTGGCGCGGCAGGCTCATCGAACAACCGGGCCGCATTGTGCAGCAGGCGGAACAGCGCCGGGTGGTCGCCGGCGCCGGTATCGCGCATGAAAGCGGCAAATTCGGCCCGGTGCGCTTCGGGAACAAGCAAGTCGCGCATGCGGGCGGCAGCCATTTTGGCCGTTTCGTGCCCTGCACCGCCCAGGATCGGGTCTGCGAGGACCTGCTGCACCCAGCCGCGGCGTGTTTCGGCGAAAACCCGGTGCTGCTCGGCGAAAACGGCGTCCTGGAACTGCTTCAACGTGCTGGTGTGCATATCCAACAGCGCTTGGGCGTCTTCCTGCGTCAGTCCATGCTTTGCGGCAACCTCGGCGAACTCGCCGAGCCGCTTTTCATCGGGCTGAACGCCTTCCGGCAGCTTGAACGGCTCGTATTTCGGACCTTCAACTGCCGTTTCTGCCGGTTTTGGCTCGGAGTCTGGCTTTTTCGCCTCTTCCTTGGGCTTGCCAGCCTCTTCAAGCAGGCTCGGCGTGTCGGTGTGCAGCGCCGACTTGGCTTCTTCGGCCGGTCTTGCCGCTTCGGCCGGGACTTCGGTGGCGGCGGCGGCTGGTTCTGGGGCCGCTGCGACCTCTGCGGGCTCCTCAGCTACTGACGCGGTGACTTCGGCAACGGGTCCAGCGACTGGCGTAATGATAGTTGCAGTTTCGAGCGCCGGCATTGCTGGCGCTGCTGCGGCCGGCGCAGTAGTCTCTTCCGGTGGCATGTGGCCTCAGAGGTGATGGATGGCTCTAACGCTTCCCCGTCGCGGCTTCCTCGCCGGCATCCTCGCGATGCCCGCTGTCGTGCGCGCCGATTGGTTGATGCCGGTCAGTCCCCGGCGCGGGCTGGTTGGCCCGGACTGGCGGAAGTTCGTGCAGGGGGCCAGGATTGACTACGCTTGCGTGCCACCGGGCATGATCGTCCGTGACCTATCGTATGACTTCGTTGGCCAGGAATGGACCACAAGTGGTTCACTCTGACCGCCGCCGCTCGGGACGCGCCTTCATGAACCGAGGATCGTTCTCGTCTTCCATCAGCGCGACCCCGTCCCGCACCATGTGGCGCCATCGCTGGTAGAGCCGCTGCCCGATGGCATACTGGCCCGCCTGGAACCACGTCGCGTCGTGCTGCGGAAAACCGTTCGGCCCGCAGGCAAATGGCGGTGAGAAGCCGTGGCAGTCGTCTTGCAGGAGCCGCCACATGACGCGGCGGCCGATCTTGCTGTCGAACACGGACCGCCAGAAGGACTCTTCCTCCTGCGCCTCGCGTTTCACCTTGTCCCGCGACTGCCGATACTTGACCGGATCAGTGAGATCAACGGTTTCGACCGGGATGGGGTCTTCTTCGCGCTCCTCGGCGTCGTCGGGGGAGTCGCTCATTGCAACCCGACCGATGCCAGCTTTTCGTCAGCTTCTAGGGAGCGGTGACGCCCCGCATCGTAGCCGACCAGCCAGTCCGCCGCGGTGGCGGCATATTCTTCCGGAACCTCGCAGGGCAATTTGTCCAGGCCGGCGATATATCCAGCCTCTTCCGCGAGCGAGATCGGAGGCATGATGATTCCGCGCGGGAGGGGCATCATTCACCGTCCAGGCTGTTCGCGATCCGCCGTCGCTCGCGGGCCGGTTTCCGGTCGAACCACGCCATCATCGGTTCAGCGATGCGGCCCTTGTACCACTCGGCAAGTTCATAGCGCCGCTCGAACGGGTTGAAGACGTGGGAAGTGCCATCCCACTTGGCCGCGGCAGTCAGCCACGCCTTGCGAGCCATCTCCTCACGGGCGGTGCGGCGCTTGGCGCGCCTCATGCAGCCACCCCGGGCGGCAGGATGATGCCGCCGGGCGTCATCCGTGGCACCTGCACCAACCGCCCCTCGGTCCGCGTCGGACCCCTCTGCGGCTTCGGCAGGATCATGCCGAGCCGCCCAGTCGCCATCGTCTCCAGTTCCTCGGCTCTCTTCGCCCCGAATCGGAGGTTTTCAGCCAGGCGCAGGAATAGCGGGTGGGCAAGGTTGGAGTTCTCGGTCCGCGGCATGGTGCGATCTCGCAGCCAGCCGCCGGCGCGCTTATGGGCCTCTTCCATCATCAGGCCGATCCGCAACCACCGCGCGTCCTGGCGATACCACGCCACTTGGCGGCAGCAGTTTTCGCAGGTCGCCAGATCGGTGCGCAGCTTCCGATAGGTCGGACCGCGGGCCGGCAGGACGGCGAGCTTGTCGCAATGCTCGGCGGAACGAAGGAAGGTTTCCTTCAGGAGAGAGAGGATTTCCCGTTCCGCGACGTTCCCGGCCATGACTCAAGCCTCGACCCAGGCGTCAAAGCGCCAGCATGACACATTTCTAGGCATATCGTTTAACCCCTGTCAACCCCTACCCGCGCACCACCCCTTGCGACGGCGATCCGAGGATCGCCCCCAAGGCGCCGGCCTGCGGGTTGGTCTCGCTCAACTGCTGGGCCGCATTGACGGCCGCTGGCGCGATCTGTGCAGCGTTCTGGACCGCCGCCATCTTGGCTTTCTGCTGCCGCAACTGTTCGACCTTGGTCGCGCCGCGGATCACCTTCGACGTGACCTGGCCGTTCTCAGCCATCAGGCGCAGCGCCTCGTCCAAATCGATGTTGTCGAGGGGATCAGGTGCCCCCGATTCCTTCGCGCCCTGGCTCATCTGGATGCCTTGCGCGACCACTGACGCAATGCCGGTGTTGGCCGCCGCTGCCTGGGCGATCTTCATCATCGAGATGCAGTCCACCTTCAGCGGCATGCCGAGCAACGACGGCGGCTTTGGCTTCAGCAACCCGCGCCGCGTGCAGATGTCCATCGCCCGCATGACGGCCGGCGCGGCGACCTCGGTGGTGAACAGGTTGACGAATGGCCCGAGAGCCTGGAGCCGTTCGAGGTCGCGCTTCGTCAGTTCCAGCTCGTTCCTGGGCTGCACGCCGGCCATCTGCGTGATCGCCATGAACAGGTTGACGAAGTAGCACTCCTTGATCCGGATTTGGATTTCCTTGATGTCCTCGATCATCGGTGGCAGCGCGGCCGGCGACACCTCGAACAGCGGCCAGAACCCTTTCTTGCCGCCCTCGGTCGAGGTGTAGGTGATATTCCCAGGCTGAATCGACGACGGCTCGTTCTTCATTTCCGCATTGGCGCCCATCGGCGGCCTGACCAGCTTCTCGATGAATTCGCCCTTGCGCCGGGTTTCGAGCTGCAACTGCTTGGTGTCGCCGAGGCAGTCCATGCCGGGGGAGCGGCCATAGGCGTCATTGCTGACCACAGACCAGCGCGCCACAAAGAACGGACAGCCATTGAAGCCGCGCCGGCTCAGTTCGGCCTCGGTCTTCTGGCCCTTCAGCCAATAGACCTCGCGCCAGGTGAAGTGTCCCGACACCACGTTGATCTTCGCATTTCCGCGCCCGTGCCGCGACATGGCGAAATTCGGCTCGATCGCGTGCGCGACGATCATCTCCATTTCGAGCGAACCGCCGCCTTGCTCCCAGCGCGACCGCACCTGCTCGGGGCACGACTCCAGCCCGAACATATCCACGATCTGCTGGATCGTCAGGACGAACTCGCGATACAGCGTGTCAACCGACAGCCGCGATCCGACCGCCAGATAGTATTCACCCGAGCACGGCAGGTAGCATCGGATGACGTCTTCGGCGTCCTCGTACATGATGAGCGGGGCGGTGCCGAACGTCGCGACATCCTGGAACGCCTGCGCCATCGTGTTGTAGAAATTCGACTGCGCGAAGACGTAGTAGAGGATGCGCTCAGCGTCTTCGAGCCACAACTTGGCCGCATCGTCCAACTCGATCCAGTCGATCGCAATACCGAGCTTGAACCAGGGGCGGGTCGGCGGGGTGAGGCCAGACCACATGCCGGCGGCGCAGGTTTGCATCGCCAGAGTCGCAGTCGAATCGACGATCGTCGTATTGAGGTTGCCGCCTCTAACTTGAGTATTGGCGACAACAAGGAAGTGGTATCGGCGGGGCAATACGTACTCGGCAAGGCTAGCCCAGTTTAGCCACCAGCTAAATCTCCAATCCCGAAGGGCCGTCATCCGGCTTTCAAGTTGCGGGTAAATGAACTGCCAGTCACGGCCCTCCGGCTGCTCTGTGTCCAGCGACGGTGGCTGCTGGGCAAGCATTTGCGGGCCGGCTATCTCGTAATGGGAGATGGCGTCGAGGGGCATTAACCTACCGCTTCCATATCTCGTTTCCGCGCCGATTCAGCCACACACGCCATGCGAAACTGCACCACGTTGGCCTCATGCACTGCCAACAGCGCGTTCCACTCCGTTTCCGGCGCCAAGTGCGGGGAATGCTGCCGCTTCAGCCGGACTAGCGCGGACCAGCTTCGGTCCCACGCCGCATGAGCATCGAGATATTCCTGGGTTCGGTGTGGCGCCAGCACCACCATCGCCACCCGGACCTGTTCCGCCACGCACTCCGCGCGCGTCCACTCCGGATGCACCGCGCGGATTTCATGGAGTTTGGAGGGGAAGGTGTCGAAGTTCACTGCATCACCCAAGCCAGCAGCGCCGCACCCGCGATGCACGCCACCGTCGCGACGCACGCGACCAGGAACGCCCGCACCCGCGGCGCTGCGAGCCCCTCATAATCCGGGCACAGCGGGTCACGCCGCATCGCCAGACCTCCGGTCGCCGAACGGCTCGACCACCACATCCCGCAGCGGCGCCGCATCGCGGATACGCTGCGCCATGAATTCGGCCTGGTCGCGATCCGGGTAGAACGCGGCATGCGTGGCGCGGTCGGTGTAGCCCGTGGCGGCGAGGTAGCGGCAGCCACGGTGAGTGCCGACCGTGACGACAAAGCGTTGCGCCATTTTCAGTAGCCCAATAATTGGGTTCCTCCGCCTGTGTCGGTCGTATTCGTGGTGTTGGGGGCGCTCGCGCCGGCCGGCGAACTCAAGATCGTGCCCTCGTACCCAGCCCCCGATGCCTGGGCCAAAGCGGCGCGCTGCGCCGCTCCGGACGCCGCAACGCTCGCACTTGCCGCTGATGCCGGTGCAGGTGGCGGCGGTGGTGGTGTAGGTGGTGCGGCTGATCCGCCTCCGAATCCCATCGGTCAATATCCTTGTTGTGTCGCAGCGCCCGTCACTGATACGGGTCGTACTCGAACGAGTGCCGCCGCGCCGCACCCATCGGGGGCTTGTTGACCTCAGCGAACGGGTCGTACTCGACCTCATGTCTCGGGCGCCCCGATTCGCGTCGCGCTTTCGGCGTGACGGGATGAGCGAAAGTCAGCACGAAACCGTCAGTGTGATCCGGGGAAAATCCGATCCGTTCCTTGACGAGTGCCTTGGGCTCCAACAGCAGCCGGTCGCCGCGCGTGGTGTATGTCGTGCGAGACAGTGCGGCGCAAAACTCAGGCATCCCTGGCGTCGTCATAGGCGGCAACTGACCGCCTTCCCTGATCCACTGCACGGCTTCAAAATACATCTCGGCCCGTTTATTGGCGTAGCGGCCAGAGGATGATGCTTCAGCGAAGCCAACGCCGATCGGCGCCTTGCCCAGCAGCCGAAGGTTGTCGATCCACGACGTTCCATATCCGCCGGTGTTGTCCACGAATGCCGCATCGGCATCCCATTCGTCCCACTTGCGAGAGACCTGCGAGGCGCCTTGGATGCCGTCGATGTTGCGGAAGGTCTGCGGTGCAAACGCCACCAACCCTTGGCGCGGGAAGATCACGCTGGCATCGTCGCCGTAGAGCGCGACATCGACGCCAAGGATGCGCGCTGCGCGGGCAATATCCTCTGGGCGATAGCTGCGGAGGGTGGCGGCGGTGACTTCTTCGGCGCCGATCAGCGTGTCGATCGAAGACGGCGGGAATTCGCCAAAAACGTTCACTTTGACCCACGGCGATTCGCGACCATAGGCGCGGATTTGATCGCGAGCCCATTCCACCGACACGCGCGGCGAGCGCTTCGGGCTGTCCGGGTCACCGTTGACCGAGACGACATGCCAGCGGTCACGCTCGCTATGAGCCCGGAAAAGCGCCCCCTCGCGCTTCGTCGGATTGCCGCCTTGCAGGATATGACCTTCGATGCACGTCGAAAGTGCCGCCTCGGCCGAGACCAGCACGGAGTCTGGAATTCCGCCGCTTTCGTCCATGATGAACATCACGTACTCGGCGTGAAGACCCGCCAACGTGTCGGCCTGCTCCTCACGGGAGCCATTACGCGGCCATGACCGGGCCGACATCCACCATCGAGGCGCCGATTCGCCGCGGCGCTCGATCCGCGTCTTGCGCCACTCGAAATTCGCCTGGAGCAGCGGCGAGCGATGCAGCCAGACGGACATCTCTTTCCAGAGGTTGTCCGCCAGGTTTTCGCCCGTGATCGACACCGCCGCTATGTTGCAGTCCTGGCGTGTCAGCAGGTAGTTCCACGCCAGCCACGCCTCGATCGCGGTGTTGTGAGTGACGATGAAGTCGTTGGTAAGGTAGAGCCGACTTGGATGTGCGACCCTAATGCACATACAGTCAGCCGTACCGGCCGGTTCGATGCTGCTAATGTAGCGGGTCATGTAACGCGCCGTGGCGCGAGCGCGCCCAGGGTCAGTCCACCTCGCCTTTCGCTGTGGCACCATAAAGGGATTGAACGGTACGCGCACAACAACCCGATGGCAGGGACGCCCATTGATGCGTCGCCGCTTAGTGTCGCGATAAAAAGGGTGTTTAATTTTGGTTTCGTGCGCCGTTCCGCCAAGCGACCGGACCAACCAGATTACATCCAACGCTAACTGCGGGGAAGTGGTAGCGAACTCCATGTGTCCGTCTTTGTCTACGCCGCAATCAGTGTCTAGTAAGCCACAAAGCAACTCGCGCCGCCCACGTTCACTGGCCTGGAGGTACGCCTTCGGCACGAACCTTTCGTGCGAATAAGTCTCGATCACCCCCGCCTCGCGTAATAAGGGCGCGATGCCATAAACCATAACGACCCCGTCGCGTGGGCCGCTGGTATCGAAACCGAGGCTCCGGATTTTAGCTTCGATCTCCGGCGTGGGCTTTGTCGCGTACCTGCCGCCTCGCCGCACACCATCTCCGAGCCAAACACCCAGCACGTAAGGGTCCAGAGGCAATACTTGTCCTTCGTATTGCACAGGTCCCTGCCGCGGAATCTCGAATTGTCGGTGTTCTCCTTTGTTGTTCTTCGTTCGGACTCCACGTTCAACGATTTGAGCCGTTGACAGGATAGACCACACCTCGCCGAGCTTTTTCTCACGCATACGTTCTGCTGCGCCGCGCACCTTCCATAAGTGCTCGGCACACGCCAATGTAGACGAATAATCATCGAACCCGACGCGAAAGACCGGCAACTCCCCTCGGTCAAATACCGCAGTCACGGTAGTCGGTGACCCGTCTCCAGCAAATACTCGGTCTCCTGGCTGCAAATCTCCAAAGCGACGCACGCCATCAGGGGTCGGTATCAGCAAATCCTTTGGCTGTGCCTTCCCAGGCCCCTTAGACGCCAGCATGGCGATGCGGCGCTTGACCGGGAAAGCCTCCAGGACATCGTCCTGCCACTCATCTGGCGTGGCTCCGAAGACCTCCCGGACGAACTGCGATGGATGATCGGCCCAGCGCGCGAGCGTCGCCGGGCCAGCCCCGTCAATCTGGTCGGCGCTCACGCAGCTTCGCCGCCTGTGCGACCATCTTCTCCAGCGTCATGTCCCGGTTCTCGTTCTTCTGCGTCGCCACGGGCAACCCTTCGGAGCGGTTCAGGTAGGCTACAGCGGCTGAAAGCTGCGTCTCCTCACGCTCGGCATTCAATGCCAGCGTGCCGATCACGTCGCGCATCTGCTGCTGGCGCACTTCCTCTAGCGCGGCAAGTTCACGGCGCCGCGCGGCCTTCTCAGGATCACCCATCTGCGCCCCGCTACCGGTCTGCCCGGCAACGGCCTGAACCGTCACCCGCGTCGGGCTGTCCTTCGTGAAGGCTTTCGCCGGACCGCCGCGACCCGCGCCTTTGGCTGGGCCACCCCAACCTTCACCCTTGCCGGGCGTGTTGACCGGCGCCTTGCCGGAACCGGGGTTTCGGATGCGTCTGGGCATGATAGTCGGGAGTTGTGCCTGAAATTTAAGCGGTTGGTCAAGCCCCGCGTCACCTGCGTAGTGGCGATGGGCGCATTTACTGGGGATTTATATACTTGACTGGCAATATTATACTTGACTGCCCCTAGCGCCAAACCCTACAATTAAGCGGATTTCTTTCCCGTTCGCGTCTGCTTCGCGGGCCGCACCGGAATCTGCGGCGCCCTGACGACCTGCCGGAAGATGCGCTCGAACTCCTCGGGGTCCTCAGACGCCCCGTGCTCGCGGGCGGCTTCGATGAACCGTTCGCGTTGGGGCTTCTCGTTCGGGTCGGGCGGTTTGCGGGCTGGCATAAGGGGATAATAGCATGGCTTTGAACGACAGAGAACCGCCTCCATTGCCCATGCCTACCGCGCCTGCGACTCAGAAGGAGCCTACCCTCTTGGGGCAGGAATCGCCCACACTACTGGCCGATATGGCGCCGGCCGATCCAGAAATTGTCGAGGCAATGAAGAACAATTGGCTCAGCAATATCCATTACGCCATGATTGGCCGCGTCGCCGCCGCTTGGGCACGTTTCGAGGTTACGGTAGACCTATGGTTGATTGACTTCGCCGACCTATCAACCGAAGTCGGGATATGTTTTACCGGGCAATTCGTGGGGCCAAGAGCGCGAATGGACGCCTTCATTGCGATGGTTCGCCACCTCGGAGCGGATAAGGAGTGGACCAAACAACTTGCAAAATTGGCGAACGAAGCAGAAGCAATGGCTAGGCAACGAAACCGCGCCGTTCACGATGTTTGGGAATTAAGTGATGCAGCAACGCCGCTCCGAGTGGAACGGACGGCGTTTAAGACAGTAAGGGCGTTGGCCGTCCATGTTCCGACAGCCGATCTTCAAAAACTGGAGTTACAGATCATCGACCTGGACCATCGTTTTCACCAGATGGCCGCACAGGTATTTTCTCAATGCCACGCATCGCCCGGTACATCGCCGTGAGGCATGGCGCCCTGAGATCGTATAGGCCGTCGCCCATGTAGAATGCCTCCAGAACCTCTCCTCCAGCATCGATCATCTCCGACGTGACCTCGGCGTCTCCGGACAAAGGAGGGGCATCAGGGGGGTAGACAGACACAATCGCGCTCCTTATGATAGGGGCGCGTCTCCGAGAAACGTATGGGATTTCAGGCGGTTAGGTTTGCGAGGCCGCTACCGCCAGATAATCCGGGCCAATGTGCGAAGGCTAGCCAGTGCGGCATACATGGCACGGAGTCCTTGGCATGGTCAACGACCAGAACCCCTCATCCGACGAACCTGCGCATCTGCATGTGCTGCACCCTTATTGCCCGTGGTGTGGGGGCGGCCTTACGGGCGCGGGGATAGAGGCTTCCAGTCATATGCGGAAGAAAATGGAAGAGTCCGCGTCTCAATGGCGTGCTGATGTCCTAACCGCGAGAGGAGAAGGTAAGCCTTCCCGTCGTCGGGCAACAACCATACATTCGGCGCAAGCTGCTCAGCCTCAGCCGGCAGTTGTAAAAGGGTCGCGTGGCGTAAAAACATAGCCCAATCGTTTTGGCGCGGCTCGTGTGAGCCTGGTTGAATAGCGTGCAATAGCAGCAACTTTCGACGCTTCATGATTTCGCTCCCTGGCTGACCTGACAACCCCAGGATAGCGAATGGCGGGGCGCCCGCGAGTCCGTCCCGTTACCCCCCCCCTTTCTGGCGCGCACGCGCCGTGGGATGCTCCCCAGGCAGATTCACGCTGCCTGGGGGCCTGATGCAATCTTCGTCGAATGGGCCAGCCCTACCCTTAAGGCACCGGCTTTTGCCGTGGGGCGTTCCGGTGGCGCTGGTAGCAGGGTCAATCTTGATCGGTGCTTCAATTGTCGGATCGACGGTTCTGTCCATCTACCTCGCCTCCCCGATCGACCCCTATGAGTTGGTGGTTGGGTCCAACAAGGACGGAATGCTCGGGTGGCGGCTGAACAAGCGAACCGGGGAGATCGTCGTCTGCGAACTTGCGCCGAATCCATTTGCTATGCAGAAGAACGATGTATTTGCCGGCATACCCGAGGTGGAGCGCGACTTTAACAGGCCAGTGGACAAACTTATCGTCCAATGTGGCCATGAAGTGATGCGTCGCAAGTGACAGCGGCACAAGGCGACGTGAGAGACGGGGCCGCCAGAGTCACTCCGCCGGCCCGTCTAGCGCCAGTTCCATCTGCCGCCCATCCGGGATAGTCGATCCCCTGCGCCATACATGATCCCGCGTGGGCGGCTTAGGCGGTAGCCTGCGCTGCCCGGTTTCCACCAGCTTGTCGGTAAGTCAGTCGCTTGCCAGCGATACCCGTCAGCGCCTTTTCCATCCGCTCAATGTCATTGAAGCCAGTCCTGATCCGGTTGGAATAGCGGAAATCGAACTCGGCCAAGTAGCGATGCAGATGAGCCTCACTTACGTGCTGATAAATCCCGTAGATTCCGCGCTTTATGATCGAAAAATACCCCTCAATGGTGTTGGTGTGAGCCTCGCCGCGAACGTATTCCTTGGCGCTCTGGCAAACGTTTTCATGCGACGCGAAATTCCAGCCAATGCCAACGTAGATGTTGG